TAGACACCATACTGTTAGTCAATGAAATGAATATTTACAATGGTTTAGATAGTAAACTTCAGTTTCATTTTCTGATAAATAGTGTTAGGTCAAAGAAACGATTTGCTCCTTGGCTTAAAACATCAAAAATTAAGAATTTAGAATTGGTGAAAGAATATTTTGGATATAGTGATCAGAGAGCTAAAGAAGTTTTGAATGTTCTCACAGATAAAGATATATCCTATATGGAAACAAAATTAGATAAAGGTGGAAATGGATGAAGTTTTAAATTGGACACTAAATGATATGTTAGAAGTTACCCTAAAAGAGCCTGATGATTTCTTGAAGGTTAGGGAAACTCTATCACGAATTGGTGTTGCATCTCGTAGAGAAAAAAAGTTATGGCAATCTTGTCATTTACTCCATAAAAAGGGCAAATATTACATTGTCCATTTTAAGGAACTTTTTGTATTGGATGGGAAGAAATCAAGCCTAACAGAGAATGATATTGAACGAAGAAATACGATTGCTGGATTGTTAAGTGATTGGGGCCTTGTAGGTTTAGTTAGTGAAGCAGAACCCAAGGCTCCATTAAGTCAAATTAAAGTTTTATCATTTACAGAAAAAAACGATTGGATATTAGAACAAAAATATAATATTGGTAAAAAGAAAGATGATTGATATTCGCTTGGTTAAGTTAAAATCCGGCGAGGAACTAATTGGTGATGTAACAGTAATAGGTGGAGATGTCATTATATCTAATCCTTGTCAACTAATGCCCACAGATCAAGGTCTAGGATTCACACCTTGGCCCCCCTTTGCAAAACATGATAATGTAACAGTTAAAATGGATTGGGTTATTTGCATAACTAATCCAGTAGATGCAGCCAGAGATGCTTGGAATTCAAAATTTGGTTCTGGAATTATACTTCCCAATGTACAGTTAAACGAATAAAAGTCTTGACTTTTACGTTTTGTTGTAGTATAATAGATATATTATGGATTTTTATACAAATGTAATTAGCTACGGAAATAGTATTCTTGTTCGTGGAGTTAGAAACGGAGAACGAATAACTGCCCGTAATAAATATCAACCTACCCTTTTCGTTCCGGTTAAAAAGAAAACACAATACAAAGCTCTTGATGGAAGGAGCCTAACTCCTGTTAAACAACAATCCATCAAGCACGCAAAAGAATTCCTCTCACAATATTCTTTCTCAGAACAAAATTTAATCTTTGGAATGACTCGTTATAATTTTCAGTACATTTCTGATAATTGGCGAGGTGAGATTAAGTGGAATATAGATAATATTTTAATTGTAACCATTGATATTGAGGTTGCTTCTGATAATGGATTTCCAAAAGTAGAAGATGCAGTTGAAGAACTTCTTGCAATCACAATCAAGAATCACCAATCAAAAAAGTTAGTAGTATTTGGCGTTAATGATTATGTTAATAATCGTGAAGATGTAAGTTATGTTAAGTGTGAAACAGAAGTTGAATTGTTAAAAAAGTTTCTTACATTTTGGGAGAGTAACAAGCCAGATGTTGTTACTGGATGGAACTCTAAATTTTATGACCTACCGTATTTAATACATCGCATTAAAATTCTATTTGGAGAAGATGAAGTTAAACGATTATCTGTTTGGAAAACTGTATATAAAGATAGTGTATACATTTCTGGTAAGGAGCATATTTGTTATAATGTGTTTGGACTTGAACAGTTAGACTATCTTGACCTGTATAAAAAATTTACATATTCTGCACAAGAGAGTTATCGATTAGATCACATTGCATTTGTTGAATTGGGTGAACGTAAAGCTTCAAACCCATATGATACTTATCGTGAATGGTACACTAAGGATTATCAATCATTTATTGACTATAACATAAAAGATGTAGAATTGGTAGACCGTCTTGAAGATAAGATGAAACTGATTGACTTGATTATAACAATGGCTTATAGTGCAAAGTGTAATTATGTAGATGTGTTTTCTCAAGTGAGAATGTGGGATGTTATTATGTACAATTATTTGAGAGATAAAAATATTCAAATTCCACAAATCATCAGAAAAAGTAAAGAAGATGCATTTGCAGGAGCATATGTTAAGGATCCACAAATTGGATTACACAAGTGGGTTGTTAGTTTTGACTTGAACTCCTTGTATCCACATTTGATCATGAACTATAATATTTCCCCTGAAACCATCAAGGGGATGCATAAAACTGTGCCTGGCGTTGATGAAATGTTATCACAGACATTTGATACCAGTTTTCTCAAGGAAAAACAGGAAACTATAACTCCAAATGGTGCATTGTTTGATTGTACCAAATATGGATTCTTACCTGAGTTGTTGTTGCAGATGTACAATGAACGTAAGGAAACTAAGAAGTTGATGTTGAAAGCTCAACAGGAATATGAGGATACAAAACATCCAAAACTTTTGAATCTCATATCACGATACAAGAATAGACAAATGGCACTCAAGATTGCACTCAATTCTGCATACGGTGCAATTGGTAATCAGTATTTTCGATTTTATGATATTAGGATTGCAGAGGCTGTAACATATGGTGGGCAACTTGCTATTAGATGGATAGAAATTGCACTTAATAAATATTTGAATGAGTTGTTAAAAACTGATGATGTGGATTATGTGCTTGCATCTGATACCGATTCTGTTTATCTTACTTTTGAAGTTCTAATTGATAAGTTTAAACCTAAAAATCCTGTTAAATTTCTTGATACGATTTGTAGAGAAAAGATTGAAATTTTCATAAATCAGAAATATCAAGAATTAGCTGATTATACAAATGCGTATGAACAGAAAATGATTATGAGTCGTGAGGTTATTGCAGACAAGGGAATCTGGACTGCAAAGAAACGATATATTCTGAATGTTCATAATTCTGAGGGTGTGCAATATGCACAACCCAAACTCAAGATGATGGGTATAGAATCGGTGAAGTCATCAACCCCACAAGTTTGCAGAGATAAGATTAGAGATGCTTTGCAACTGATTATAGATGGAACTGAAAAAGAACTAAACACATTTATACAGGATTTCAGAAAAGAATGGTTAGATTTGAAACCAGATATGATTGCATTTCCAAGATCATGTAATGGTTTAAGTAAGTGGGGTACAACAAATGGTATTTTTAAGAAGGGTTGTCCAATGCACGTTAAGGGGGCTCTACTTTATAACTATCAGTTGAAAGACAAAAAGTTGGATAAGAAATATCCTGAGATTATGGAAGGTGAGAAAGTCAAATTTGTTTATTTGAAATCTCCAAATCCATTTCAAACAAACGTATTTACTTTTTATACAGAATGTCCTACAGAATTGGATGTTCAAAAATATATCGATTATGATAAACAGTTTGAAAAATCATATGTCGAACCATTGAAGTTTATCACAAAGGCCATAGGTTGGCATATTGATGATTCATATGGAACACAAACAAATTTATTAGACTTTTTTAATTAAGGTGAATGTTGAAAAAAATACACAAGGTTACAGCATCAGAGTTTGTTGCAGAACGACATTACTCAGCTGTTATGCCGAGTTTGACAAAGTTTTTTCTTGGATATTTTGTGTCAGATGAAATGGTGGGAGTTATTACATTTGGCTGGGGAACAAGGCCAAAACATACAATTCAAAAACTATTTCCTGAACTCGATACAAAAGATTATTATGAAATTGGTAAAATGTGTATGGATGATTCTATGCCCAGAAATAGTGAATCTCAAATGTTGTCAATGGCAGTTAAGTGGTTAAGAGAAAATACAGACATCAAGTATCTTTTTACATGGGCAGATGGTATCGTAGGTAAGCCTGGATATGTGTATCAAGCTGCAAATTTTTTGTATGGAGGATATTCCATAACAGATATTTACGTTACTGAAACTGGCGAGAAGGTACATCCAAGAACTATACAAGGAATACTACCAAATGAAGAAGGTTTGAAGTATGGTCACAGACCAAACTTTGAACAACTGAGGGATTTGAAATTGAGTAGAGTTAAGGGAAAACAGTTCAGATACATTTATCCCATGACCAAAAAGGATAGAAAATATTTGAAAAATTCAACAGTCACATGGAACTTGAACCATCCTAAACATTCTGATTTAGAATGGACAATAAAGGGCCCAGGCGAAACAGAATATGTAAAGACTAAAACAATGCCATTTGAATTATCAAAAGATATAAAATATAATAAGAAGAATATTAGTAAATATAGAAGTGAATCAAACTTA